GAGGTTATATCCCTATCACCAGACAGTTTGGTTATACTGAGGAACCACCCAGCACTGAGTTACAGAAAGAACTTAATCGTCTTGGCCTAGAGGAATATAAACTCTACGGTAATACAAAGACTAAGAACGCTACTCTTGATTACACAGTAAGAAAACTTCTTGCTACTGGTATGGCTGGTGTACCTTCTATGGCTGAAGAGTTCAAAGCTTGGAAGTCTAGCTGGAAACTAAACAACAGATCAGAGTATGCTGGCAGAACCTACGACGAGTTGGGTGACGATACAGAACTAAAGACACAAGCCCTTGAGGACTTCATTAACCACCGTATTAAAAATGCGCAAGACCTTATGACTGATGCATTTAATACAATGCTTGAGACTGAGGGTGGTAGAAGACGGGCTGCTGGTTACCTACGAAATATGTACGTTCTTGAAGAGAGAAAGCTAGAGGCAAGCAAAGGTAGAAACTTTGATGATCTAGTCTCTATCATGACAAGAGGTGAACCTGTCGAGTACAAGACTGCTAGAGAATACCTTGAGGACTCCTCAAGTATTGAAGAAGAACTAGCAAGAAGACAGAAGATCCTTGAGTATGCCAGTGAGAACTATGACTTCTCAGAGGGTATCTACCCAGAGCAGTTCCTAGGTGCTGGTCAAACATACGAATAAAAATAACCCCCAGTAATTAGCTGGGGGTTTAGTTTGTGGGAGAACTACTTTTTATTATTGGCCTTAAGCATCCTGTCTCGATACTTATAGGCTTCATCTACGATCTCGTCAGACCGTAGGAACTTGCCAGACGCTATCAAACCAGACAGTGCGCATCCAGCAAAGTAATCCCCAAGCTGGATATTTCCAGGGGGAATCACTTCTCTTTCCTTTTGTAGAAACTCTTGGGCTTCCTGCTCAAGGGTTTTCTTTTTAGGTGGCCTACCTCTTGGCCTCTTTGTATCACTTACGCTCATAGATCTCAATTAACTTGTTTAAATACCAACGTGCTTTCTTAAGGTCTTCTATTTTATTTTTGTACCTATAACGCCACACATACTTTAAGATGTTTCCTTGTAGATATCCTTCACTTAAGTCATTGGTAGCAGCCATGATAGCATCTATAGCTTCAATACCACCAGTGTTGTAATGCACGGGTTTATCTACTGGATCATACTTCTTGTTTTGCATTTCACTCCTACCAATCATTTCTATCAGGTTACCTGTACACTCGTGGCAATGGCCTTTGTCGTCTAGGTAACACCCACACTTAACACATACCTCATTCATTACACACCTTCTTTCATGAAGACCTTTACCCATTGAGCACAGATATCAGAACGAATAATATCTTCTACGCCAAACTCAATGACTGGTACAGGAAGCATATGTTTCTTAGCTAGATGTATAACCTTAGATAAACCATCAGCTTCCTTCAGGTCTGATTGTTGAACATCACCGTTGAGCACAATTGTACTCCCTTCACCCACCCTAGTCAATAACATTTTTAACTCGTGGGTTGTAATGTTCTGGGCTTCATCAACTATAATGAAAGCATTGTCAAAGCTTCTGCCTCGCATCAGAGCTAGAGGTGCCATCTCGATGTTATCATTCTTGATGCCAGTCTCTACTGCACCTTTGCCTAAGTGTTTCTGTAGGACATCAAGAACAGGTAAGGCCCAAGGGTAAGTCTTCTCTTCAAGAGTCCCCGGTAAGAAACCTATGTCTTTACCAACAGCAATGTGTGGTCTGGTGATTACAATCTTGTCTATCTCTTTCAAGGTATAAAGATCTGAAGCATAGGTAGCAGCCACGTAAGTCTTACCAGTACCTGCTGGACCTAGAATAAAGACTTGGCTATACTCTTTCATAGCATCTATAAGAAGCTTCTGGTTATCTGTCTTAGGGACTAGTCCAGATGTCTGCTTCTTGTCAGAGTTTTTATAGTTAGTCTTACGTCTAGTTCTTCTTGGCTTATCCGGGAAGTCATCCATTCGTAAGCAGTTCCTTTAGATCTGTATAACCACCAATATAATTACCCTCGTTGTCAAAGATCTGAGGGACTGTCGTGATGCTAGACCTCTTCAATAAATACAGCAGCCACTTACTACTCTTAGACTGGATGTTGTACTCTACGTACTGAATGTTCTTCGCCTTTAGTAGAGCCTTTGCACTATCACAGAAGTTACATTGGCTAGTGGTTAGCATCACGTACATCTCTTCTCCATTTTAACTCATGTACTAATTTCTTTTGTTCGTACTCAGACATAATAATCCAGTCACGAATCTCATCTACTGTTCGTTGGCACCCTATGCAGTAGCCATCTTCTATCCGACAGACTAATACACAGGGTGACTCAACAGAACCTACTTGTTTCCTACGGTTCCTACTCACACTGACGTAGACCAGTTGCAGGATCGAAGTAGCAAGCACCACCTTCTTCTACGAAGTCCTGAGTTTCCTCTACTACAGGCTCCTCTGCTACATCCTCAGAGTTAGATGCGTTAAGGATACCGTAGCGTTTACCCGCAGCCCTGAACGTTGTACAGCCTGAGGCACCACCATCATAGGCATCCATATAGACTTGCTTAAACTCTTCCCATGTTACATCATCACCTGTGTTACAAGTCTTAGAACAAGCTGAGTCCACAAAGCGTGATGCCACATTCAGAACTTTGACGTGGTCAAACACTGATAGCTCATCAGCAGTCTTACCCTTCACACCAAACACACGGTAGCCATAGTCTTCTACTCGCTCAACCTTTGGTCCGTCGAAGGTTTGGATAGTTCTATCGTAGTAATGACTGAAGACTGGCTCGATTCCTGAGGATACGTTATCGGCTGACAAGCTGATAGTTCCTGTTGGCGCAACTGATAGAAGGTGACTGTTACGAATGCCATGCTTGCGAATGAGATCACGAATATCATCAGGCAGAGACTTAGCAAAGTCAGAGTCAAGATACTCTTCAGAATAGAGAGGAAACTTACCTTTCTCCAAAGCAAGAGAAACACTTGTAGTATATGCGACATCCCTAATAACTCCCATAATCTCTTCAAGAGTTCTTAAGAAACGTTCACTACCATATTCAAAACCTAGTGCCTCGATAGCATTTGCTACACCAGTGACACCAAGACCCATACGTCTTTTACTCTTAGCTTCTTCCTCTTGTTCTTTCAGTGGATAAGTTGCTCTATCTACGACATTATCCATAGCTCTTACGACATGAGGAATATCATTACGTAGTTGGTTCGTATTGAAAGTAAACTTACCATCGTGTTCTACTACGTAGCGTGTCAGGTTGAATGAACCTAGTAGACATGCACCATTGGGTGGTAGCGGCTGCTCACCACATGGATTCGTAGCAGCAATAGTCTCAGTGTACCAAAGATTATTCTTCTTATTAATACGATCAATAAACAAGATACCTGGTTCAGCCCAGTCCCATGTACTGCGAAGGATCTGATCCCATAAAGCACGTGCACTTACAGTTTTATAAATGCGTCCCTTGAACTTAAGGTTGAAGTCATTGTCTTCTTTTACTGCTTTCATGAACTCGTCAGTCACACCCACTGAGATGTTGAACTGTGTTAGTTCAGTGCTGTTATTCTTAGCTGTAATAAACTCTTCGATGTCTGGGTGATCTACCCGCAGGACACCCATCTGTGCACCACGGCGGTGACCAGCAGAAGCAATAGTTCTACACACAGCATCAAAGATACCCATGAAAGAAAGAGGGCCAGAAGACTTAGAGTCCAGAGACTTAATGAGCGTACCACGTGGGCGCAGAGTAGAGAAGTCGTAGCCGATACCACCACCCAAGCGCATAGTCTCTGCAGCACGTCTTGCAGCTTCCATGATACCATCCATGCTATCTTCAATAGTCATAGACACAAAGCAGTTATAAGGTGTTACACGGCGAGGTGCGCCCATAGCAGACTGTACACGTCCAGCAGGTAGGAAACGCTGGTTGTATAGAATGTTACGGAAGTTATTGAAGTGTGCCTCGTCATCCTTAAGAGCTTCAGCTACACGTGTCATTGCCTCACGAAATGTCTCGCCCTTCGAGCGGTACTTCATTGCGTGAATCTCTTCTGAGATAGGTAGTGTTGGTCCGTACTGTTGGTCTTGTGCTGTCATATCTTTCATCTGTTGTCTCCCGATCCTTTTAGTTTTCCACGTCTTTGTCTGTCATCTAGCTTCATGATGTTTAGTTTCATCACGTCTTGCAAACCCTGTCCGTATAGATTTGCTAAAGCGGTAGTGTAAAATAACACGTCACCTAGCTCATGTAAGATCTCTTCATTTGCGAAACGAGTACCATCTCGCATAAGCTTCTTGACCTTCTCTGCTACCTCTCCTGTCTCTCCCACGAGTCCAAGGATATTTTCTATCAGGCGTTCCTGATCTTCAGTAAGTATCTTCTTCTCTACCCACTGAGAGTATTCCTTTGGGTCTACAGTCTCTTTGTCTCCAAAGTTATCGTAGTAACCAAATTTCTCTAAGTCATCTCCACTCAGCATTCTTCTACTTCACACTCCTCTAATATCACATCGTCTATATCATATATAGCTATAGAAATAAGTTCTTCTATAACTCTTTCCATCTCTGACAAATCAGCCTCGATGAAGTTAGCATCTGGGTCAACTGTCAGACTTAGTCTTACCTCAAACTTCATAGTCAGAATCCCTAGTTATATTCTTATTGTCGTACAGGTCAACCATATTCTCTCTTTAATCTATCTAAAGATACAAACTCTGGTTCGTACACACCGTTCTCTATCTCACGTTTAATTATGCATCCCTTCCACCATTCTAGATTAGACTGTCCAGCCCATCCTTCCTCGCCGCCCTTGAAGCAGCCCGCCACCAGCCCGATAATCGGATTAGGGTGTGCAGAATCTTTAAAGTACATAGACCGCTTGTGACTATGACCACAAGTGGAAGAATGATTCCTATTTTGTAAGAGGGTATAAGCATGGTGAACGCCAGACATAGCTGTCCCAAAATTACCACTAGAAAAGAAATGAGCATATGAGACACCATCGTAGTCAGCGATTGCGGGGGCCGAGTTATGATACTCGTGGTACTCGTCGAACCAGTGGTCCGTTTGAAGATGCCCGAAGGATATCCCGTACTTGTCTCCCTGTAGTCTGGGATCATGTGCGACAGCTTTCTTAACTCTATTCTCGTGGTTTCCTTCAAACCCAATCCAGAACGGCTTCTTGTATTTCCTGACACTAGGTTTTTTACGTAGGCGATCCATTGCTTCATTATAATGCTCCACATCTTTCTCGTAGTTCTGTGAGACAATAGCTTCTGGGTATCTGGTGTCGAAGCTATTAAGTGATTTCATATCGGCACCATCGCCTAGGTCAATCACATATGTAGGGTTGATGTCATATATTAATTCACCTAATAGATCAAACCTGTCATTAGGAACACTTGGATCTGAGTGAGCGCAACTAAATACGATTGCTGTTTTAGTAGACATCTTCTACCACCTTTCTAGTTTTCTCTAGGATATCTTCTTTGGTATTTCCATATGCGTCAATTACGAAAGGCCCAGTCTTATCTAGTCTGTATATATCATCTATCGCATCTGACATTGAACTGTAAAAGTATTCTTCTTCGAACTGCTCACCAGTTGAACACCATCGAGCAAGACAGAGATTCCATATCCGTCCTTCGTCATCTGAGTAGGGACCACGTTTAATCTGTAGGATCTCTACCTCTGGTTTGAATAGGTCATTCATCTTCTGTCTCCTCTAACCATTCATCAGGTATAACTTTATCAGCGTACTTGAATCCGTGTTTCTTACACCAGTCACCATAAGAACTCTTAGCACCTTTGTATAACTTAGCTCTACTATTATCAAAGACAAATCTAATATCTAACTCTGGGAACTGCTTCTTGATCTCTTTATGTTTACGTCTGTCAACAGAAATGAAGCGGCCCTTAGTTTCTATTATGATACCGTTAGCTAGTACAAAGTCTGGCGTGTAGGTTCTTACTTTCAGATCCACCCATTTGATCTTCTCTTTCTCGTAGGTGAACTTGACTTTCTTTTTCTTTAGGTAAGCAGCCGTGTCTTCTTCAAGACCTGACCGATACCCAGCCTGTATTCCTCTGAATCTATTCTTGTTGTAGGCCACCAGCAAACTCCAAGTCTTCAGGAACCATTGGCTTCTTGACGATGTCTGTTAGAAAAACAGGACGATCAGAATAAATAAACTTACGTAGTCCAGGGTAACACTCCTTCTTAAAGTCACAGTAAGAACATGTAGTGGTAAGCTTCTTGTTACCTTTAGGGTTCTTAGTTGATTGAGGAACAGGATCGAAGCCACGCTCTGGTGGTTCCTCTGAGGCTACCATCTCTTTGAGGTGAGCTACGTGTTGCTCCTTTTCTTTCATCTCTTCAGTGAAGTCATAGATGTCTAAGCAGACGTGACCATTCACCTTATCAATAACCAAGAAGCCACCATGAGTTTTGTCTGTTACCTCTGGATCATCCTTGGCTGCGTACACATAAGAAGATAGTTGAGAGATATAACCGAAGGGATCATCTTCTCTAAGGTTACCATCCTTGAACTTCTTAAATGCGAAAGGGGATGCTGATTTAACATCAATAGTCATACCATCAATGACTGCATCACGATGACCTTTGATACCGTGCACATCCATGCGTGTCTGCATACCAGTCACCTTGTGGCCTGATACTGCTGCAAGGGTAAGCACTAGCTCTTCAATCATGTCACCATAGAAAAACTTTAGTAAGGCTGCTGGCGGTAGGGATTCCCCTTGGTCTGTCTTGTTGACCTTGTACCACAGCTTACGTTCACATGTTGTGCCAAGAGCAGATAGAGATAGGTAACCTCTAGGTTCTTGTGGCTTAGAGAAACGTTGCTCTGCCATACTAGAGATGTTGTTTGCCATCCAGTCACCAAGAGCTTTATCCCAGCCCTTGTACCCAAGGATGGTTTGCTCGATGTCTTCTACTAGGGTGTCTATCTTTTTCATTGTTATCTCCTCTGGTGGGGTGCCCCCACCCAACTAAGGGAAGGGGCGTTCGCAACACACATACACAACAGAAAGGTGAGGTGTCCTAGAAGGGGATAGCGTCATCCTCTACAGGCTTCTTAGCCGCTACCTTCTTCTTAGAAGCATCCTCTTTTTTGGCTTCTTTTGAGGAGTAACTGGACAAGTCCTTGAAACCACCTGACGAACCACCACCTTCTGATTCGTACTCAACGTGATCTACTACTTGTACAGCTTCAAGACGTGAGCCAGTACGCCCTGAATTACCAGCGGGATAAACCGCTACACGAACAAGACCTGTGGAACCGTTACCGATGTAACCATCCATTTCGAAATCCCAAGGTTGTCCTTTAACATTCGCAACGGCAGGTGCTCCACCTTGCCAATCGAACTTACCTTTATGTGGACGAGCAAGCGTTACCTTTGTACCACCTTCGACATCGTGCATTGCCTTAGCGCAGCCAGAGTCTTTAAGCTTCTTAGCATTGTCGTCGTCCATGATGACAGTGATCTTGTACTCACCATCCTTCTCTTCATTCCAAGACGCACGATCCCGGTTGTGTTCAAATACTTTTGCCCACTCTAGTGTTCCGAAGATTTCTACGATTTGAGTTTTAGATTCTTTAGCCATGTTATCCTCTTAAGGTTTATTAACTGATTCGGTTTGTATCATTAAGGTTTAGTGGGTGTCAAGCCAATTCTTTCCAACATCATAAGAACCTGGTGTTGGTATCTTAAACCCTAACTCTTGGCCTACCTCAAGCATACAGTCTGCCTGAAGTTTGCCTAATGCTTCTGCTTCTTCCTTTGTTCCTATCACCTCTGTTTGGTACTCGTCATGAATGAAACCTACTAGCTTGAAGTTGATGCCTTGCTTCCTAGCTTCCGATGTCCAGCGTAAGAGTGTGTGCTTCATGAGTACACTCTCAGCAGACTGAAGGATACCAGCCAGAGCTTTATGCTCAGAGGGTATAATAACCTTACGTCCATCGTAGCCAGTGAAGTATCCTTGTTCTCCAACAGCAGGTATTAGTTTGTTCTTTAGCTGGGCTAGACCATCAATAGACTTAACGAAGTTATCTCTAGCTTGTGAAGCCTGACGTTGGTTAACCTTCAGGATCTGTGCAGTCTTAGCTACACCAGCACCTAGTAGCCAAGCGTAGATAAAAGTTTTTGCCATGTCCCGTGTAGCATGGTTAAGTCCCAGTGCACGTTTGTTAACGTTGTGGATATCTGTTTCATCTTCTTTCTTACCTTGCATAATAGCTTGCGCATACTGATCTGCATCAAAGTATCTCCATAAGTAATCTGCTAATACACGAAGCTGGATGCCATCAGCGTCAGTCCCCACCAGCCAAGAGCCAGAAGGAGTAGTCCAACAAGCACGTAAGTGTGAATCATATTGTTTCTTTACCTCTTCAACTGCTGTCTTTGGTTCACCATGAAAGGCTGATGGAATGTTAGCTGTGTTTGGTGCGTTGTGTGCGCAGCGTCCAGTCCATGCCCCGATGTTATTGATAGTGCCATGTATTCTACCATCCTCTCCTACTTGCCCTAACCACTCTACAAGAGAGGAACGCCTACCTTCTAGGGTCAGCCACTTAGCCAAAGCCTTTGCCCCCTCAGGAGCGTCCTCAGGCAGTGTGCTTAGGTTATCCTCTGATACTTCCCAACCATAAAAATCTAGGTGTTCTTTCTTTTCATTGTAGAACTCTTGGGACATCGAGGCAACTGACTTACCGTATGGGTCACCAACAGACAGACGATCAAACTTCTGAAATGTCTTTGTCTTATCGACAGGTTTCCATCCAGCATTCCATAAAGCTTCTACTCGATCTTTCGGAGAACCTGGTTTGAAGTCAATCCAATCAAAGCACATCAGGTCTTCACCATCTACCTCAACCAGTGCGTACTTATCTCTAGCCTTCTTAACAGAGGACATCTCATCACCATCTTTCTTGAGGCGATACTTGATTGTGTTGACCAGTGTAAGCTTGGGTGGGAAGTCTACTTGGAACTGTTCCTCTAGTTCTTTCATCTCTTGCTGTACACGTTCAAGTAAGAAGGCTGCCTTGTTAGAATCAAATGCGAAACCATAGTACTTAGTACGTACCAACTCTACCTGTAGGTCATGCTCTGCTCTCATAGCTTTGCGCCAATCAGGATCGTAGATGTACTTAGAGAAGTGATCGTGTAGTGCCTCAGTAGTTTCTAGGTCACCCAACCAGTACTCAACCATCTCGTCAGAGAAGTTCTCAAAGTCATGGAAGTCACCCTTGTATACACCAAGACGTATACCCCACGCCTGTAAGCTATGTGGTTTGCTTGTACCCTTAGGTGCTGGAATATTATAATGAATCATACGTGATATGAGTAGTGTATCTATGATCTTCTTGGGATCAATCACTCTAGTACCAAGCAGACGGTTCAACTCAGGGCCATCGAACTGTACGAAGTTATGCCCGACGATATAGTCTAGAGATTTATACCACTCGATGGCGGCAGCCTTAGCCACTGGATCTTCATGGCACTTCTCAAACTTGTAGACTTCACCTGTCTTCAAGTCCTTACCACCACAAAGCCACAGCTTGTCACTACCAACAAGAGTGTTTGTCTCAATGTCACTTACTGCTATCTTCATACCTGAAATGAAACCTCTTCTAAGATCGTTGTTTCTGGATCGTAGTATACTGAACCAGCTTTACCTAACTTAGCGAAGGGTCTGTTCTTGTCAACGATGAAGTAAGTTGTGTTACGTTCTGATTCATCCTCAGCCTCAGTGTCACGCTGTAGTTTGATACAGACAATAGCTTCTTCCTCAAGTGATGCAGCATACTTGGTACGTCCATCATCATTCACCTGAGAGATAAAGATAACACCGATGTTTAGTTCCTTGGCAAGCTGTGCCATACGTGCGCCCAGTGTTGTCAGTGTACTGGTAGCACCTTCAACCCCTGCATTGGACAAATAGGCTAGACGCTGCACGTGATCAATAAAGATATAGCTTGCACCAAAGACTGTTGATGCCATACGTACATAGTCCAACAGTTTCATTGGGTCATCGTGTGCTTGCATCTCAAAGATGATTGTCTTCTCGTCACGTGCTGCCATCTTACCAGCCAGAATAACTGTGTCTTCATCCACACCATTCTCAACAGCATCCTCTTTGGTACGCACGTTGCATCCCAGTTCGTAGGTAGCCATAGCTCGATAGGTTGTAGACTTCATCTCTTCCATGTGTAGAAGGGCAATGTTTGTATCTGACTTAAGCAGTCCTATCTCAAAGTACCTGATCAGTTCTGTCTTACCTTGACCACGTAAAGCTTTGATGAATGTTAGACCACCCTTAACTAACCCACGGATCTTATCATCCAAGGCAGCATGACCAGTCGGCACATACTCGTAGGGGTTCTCTGTTCTGATCGCTTTCTCTACCTCAGCATCACCCACAAAGAAGTTGTCTGGTGCAAACCGTTGAGGCTTCACTGCTGCCCAGCGCAGATCCTCTTGGTCACCCGCTTGAATGAAGTCACTGGCATCCTTGTGCTTAGTCAGAGGAACGTAGTAAAACTTCTCAGGGAATAACTCATACAAACGTGTGGCTGCTCCCTTACCAGCATCGTCTTGTTCTCCTGCGTATACGATCATCTCAAATGAATTGAGGTACTCAAAGTTCTTCTTGATGAACTTATCCGATAGTGACGCAGATGGGATAGACTTCACAGGAAAACTTTTACCTAGAGCCTGGTAGAGAGAGGCCGCATCGAACTCACCCTCAGTCAGGTAGATCCGCTTGCTTGATCCTGCATTGAAGTCAGGGCCAAACAGATCAGTGATACCACCCTTCTCCTCTGTCCAGAACTTCTTCTCTTCATACCCACGATACTTGACGTTGTTAGGATACTTGAAAGCATAGCGAACTGGGTCACCTTCCTCGTCCATCTGTAGCTGGATACCGTAAAGCTTTGTCACGTCAGCATCTAACCCACGTATACCTTTGTAGGTTGCTGATGATATCTGTCTTGTATGTACTGGTGGTTTCATAGTGTTCACTGGGTATGCCTCTTCTGCCCAATCAGCTATATCATTCCTGAAGTTGGGGCGTGGATACTTCCCTAGCTTACCAGTCTTAGACTCACAGACATGGCAGAAGCCAGACTTGGTGACAGTGCTGTAGTAGAACCCATCTGAACTACCACACTCAACATACGGGCAAGCGACTCGCTCGATGTCAAACTTCTTATCTTCTGCTGCACTCATACTATATCCCCTTCTGCCCAATCGTCCCAGTCTTCCTCATTATACACGTTTCCTAGTTCTTTTTCAAACTGCAGATCGTTCACATGATGTTTCAATATTAGTAACACATCTTGAGAATTAAGACCGTGCTCTTTCATGAAGTTGCTGATAGGTATTGTGTCTAGTGTGTCTTTGTCCATTGGACTATCCTTTCTTGAAAGTTTTAAATGCGCCCTCAGTCTGATGCATAGAAACAAATAGGTCAAGTAATTGTTGATAGCACATGACTAGCATCTCATACTTCTGCAGGTCTTCATCCCATTGTCTGATGAATACTACATCGTCATCCGCTATGATCATCTCAACGTCAGAGAACTCACCTGAATCGTCTAAGCTTTTAACTACTGAGGCATCTGATTCAAACTCAACTGTAAACATCACTCTTCCTTTAAGCAAAACTCGCAGAAGTCAGATTGCGCTGGGCCACCACAAGATACGCACTTGTTTGTACCAAACTCATACTCTGTAAGCTCGTCTGCCTCATACTTGATATGGTCTTGTATAAAGTCATAGACTACCTGAAGATCTAGCTTGGCTGCCGCACAGTAAAGAACTAGCTTCAACCCTTCTTCTTGCAGTAGATTTCTGCACTTCTCATCCATGTGA